CTGCAGACCTATACAATGACATGCTGTCCATGAGCGTTGAGGAATACGACGCGAATGGTGATCAAACCTCTGAATTTAAACTGTATGAAGTATTTTAACGTCAGGTAGAAGATATCGGTGATGGCTCCGGGCAATATCTCTGGCCACGTCAACAGCGTTCAGATGGTAAGTGGTATGGCTTTGACCAGAGGATTCTAGCACAGAAAAGGGCCAAGTACCTTGATAAAACTCAATTTAGAGCACAGTACTACAATGATCCCAATGATGCTGAGTCAGCCCCGATACAACGAGACCTTTTCCAGTACTTCAACAAGGGACTTGTCCAAAGACAGAATGGCGGAGTCTACTATAACTCACGCAGGCTTAACGTATTCGCTGCCGTTGACTTTGCGTACTCTCTGAGTAAGAAGGCTGACTTCACTGCAATCGTGGTCGTGGGAGTTGACTCCTTCAATAACTACTACGTCCTAGATATCGAGCGGTTCAAGACTGATAAGATCAAGGATTACTTCGACAAGATTCTTTCTCTGCATAACCAGTGGTACTTCCGTAAGATCAGGGCCGAGGTAACTGCAGCACAGTCAATCATTGTCAAGGAACTTAAAGACAACTACATTCGTCAGTGGGGCCTAGCCCTCAGTATTGATGAACACAGACCTACTCGTCACATCGGAACGAAAGAGGAGCGTATGTTCGCTGCACTCAATCCTCGATACGAGAATAGACAGGTCTGGCACTACAAGGGTGGTAACTGCGAGATTCTTGAAGAAGAACTTGTTCTCCAGAACCCAGCACATGATGACGTTAAAGACTGCCTCGCTTCCTGCTTTGAGATTTGTGTCCCTCCCTCGGGTGGTATGTTCATGCAGAAGCCTAAACAAAATGTTCAACACTCCCGCTTCGGAGGAATTACTTAATGCCTAAAGATAATCCATTCGGTTATAACAAAGCTACTAAAGAAACCAAGACCAAGGTCAAGGACAAGAAGCCCAAGAAGAGTGGCAAAAAGAAATGAAGACCACGGGCCTACGTAAATCCAAGAACATCCAGGACGCTCGTGGGCGCAGTGTTGGGTCAAATGACTACACAACAAACCTTTCTGCAGCCCGTGACCGTAAGATGGCAGACAAGTTCTTCGAGGGTAAGCTTGCTACTGCATCTAAGTCTAAGATGGCTAAAGACGCTGGACTTGAAGGTGTTGATAAAGCCTCGAAGAAGAAAAAACTCCCCACTAGTTCAGGGAATGTTTATAAAGGTAAACGCTAATGGCTGCTACTAGGTTTAAAGATGCCTTAGATTCTGCTGTAAAAAATAAGCGCAAGAAATTCTCGTACGGCAACAAGACTTATGAGGCAAATCAAACTCAGAAAAAAGCTGGTGGTGAATTTAAAGCAACTGCTAAGAGGGTGAATAAATAAATGGTAGGCAAAGTCCTCAACCTTGACGACCTGATCCAGAAGGATACTCTTGGCTGTGCTATTGCCAATATGTGGATGAACTGGAACACAGGTCGTCAACCTAAGATGGATGCATGGAAAGAGCTTCGTAACTATATCTATGCTACTGACACTACAACGACCACCAATAATAAACTCCCTTGGTCCAACTCCACGACACTCCCCAAGCTAACTCAGATTCGTGATAACCTCTATGCTAACTACATCGCTACGATGTTCCCCAAGCGCAGGTGGTTGAACTGGGAAGGTATGTCTCGTGCAGATGAGAACAAGGCCAAGCGAGAAGCAATCAAAGACTATATGATGTGGGCCGTTGGTCAACGTCAATTCAAGGAGGAGATTAAGAAACTTGTCCTCGACTATATTGACTTTGGCAATTGCGTTGGAACCGTTGAGTGGGTTGATGAGTCAACTGAGAACCCCGCTACAGGCATTAAGCTTGGTTATATTGGTCCTCGCGTTGTTCGTATTGCTCCTCAAGACATAGTATTTAACCCCATCGCTCCATCCTTTAGTAATACTCCAAAGATTTGGAAATCACTGATGTCTATCGGTGAAGCTAAAGAGATGCTAGAGAGGATGTCTTCTACTGAGACTGATAAGCTTGTAGCCAATGAGGTCTTTAATTACCTCATGGACGTCCGTAGCAACGCGATGTCTGTTGGTGACGCTAGTATCCAGTACACTGATGATTCCTTCTCTGTGGACGGCTTTACGTCGTTTAGACACTATCTACAATCAGACTATGTAGAACTTCTCACTTTCGTTGGTGATATCTACGACAGAGAGAACAATGTCTTCCTTAAGAACCACATGGTCGTTGTCGTTGACCGACACAAAGTCGCCGTCAAACAACCCTACCCCTACCCTCTTGCAGAGATTCCAGTGTACCACGCGGGATGGCGAGTACGACAGGATAACCTCTGGGCAATGGGACCACTCGACAATCTTGTGGGGCTTCAGTACAGACTTGACCACATCGAGAACATGAAGGCTGACATCTTCGATCTCACACGCTACCCTGTCCTCAAGATTAGAGGTTCTGGTGCAGTAGGTGACTTCGAGTGGGAACCTGGTGCTCGTATCTACGTAGACTCTGATGGTGATGTTGATATGGTTGCACCTGATGTCCAGGTCCTCCAGTCTAACATCGAGATCGCTGCAATTGAGTCTCGTATGGAAGAGATGGCTGGTTCACCCAAGGAAGCTATGGGTTTCCGTACTCCCGGTGAGAAGACAGCTTACGAAGTCCAACGACTAGAGAATGCAGCATCACGTATCTTCCAGAATAAGATCGCACAGTTTGAAGAACAGGTCGTAGAACCTCTTCTGAATGCTATGTTGGTCCTCGCAAAGGAGAACCTGACTGATACCTCAATTCGAACTATTGACGACGAGTATGGCGTGGTTGGCTTTAGGAGCATCTCTCGTGGTGATCTTTCTGCTAACGGTCGCTTGAAGCCAGTCGCTGCAAGACACTTTGCTGAACAAGCAGAGATGATCCAGAACATTAACAACTGGGCCAATAGTCCTCTCGGGCAGGACCCAGAGATCAAACAACACTTTTCTTCTGTCAAACTATCTGAGCTTGTCGAAGATGTACTCAATCTTCAAGACTACGATGTGGTTATGCCATATGTACGTATCTCTGAACAGGCTGAGGCACAACGACTTACTCTGGCTGCACAGGAGTCCTTGATGGCTGAGTCTCAAGCTCCCACAGGATTGACACCTGATGATTACTCTGAACCACAACCTGATCTAGGAGGTATGCTTGAACAAGCTCCCGCAAACGTGGCTCAAGGGTAAGACAGAACAGGAGCAGGCTGCTATAAGGTCTCTTCTGAGTAACAGTTCCGCTCTGATCCACGAAATCCTCCACATCCTAGACCAACTGGATAATGAGGAAGCAAGAGCAGAGACTAACCTGACGGAATATGATAACCCGTCATGGTCCCACAAACAAGCTGATCGGAACGGAGCCCGTCGGGCATACCGAAAGATCAAACAACTATTTCAAATGGAGACCACCCATTGAGTAATATTTTTGACACCGTATCTGAAGATGACATCGTAACCCTCGATGATTCTGTAGACTACGTTGCCGAACTCGTCGGCGAAGGTAAGAAGTTCAAAGAGATCAAAGACCTTGCTAAAGGCAAGAAAGAGTCTGACCTCTACATTGAAGTTCTCACGAAAAAACTCGACGACGCCGTTAAGGAGTTGAACACTCGCACATCGCTTGACACTTTTCTGGACAAAATGAAGAGTGGCCAACAGCAACAGGAACCTATAGTGACCCCTACACCAAGTGGCCAGACTCAGGACCTAGACGACTCCGTACTAGAACAGAAGCTTGCTGAAATCCTCTCTAAGAGAGAACAGCAGACCTCTGCACAGAAGAACATGACCAAAGTTATCGACTCTCTCACCAGCCAATTCGGTGGTGCAGAACAAGCTAAGCTGGTCATCAATCACAAAGCCAAAGAAGTTGGCATGACCCCTCAGGCTCTTCGACAGATCGCTGAACAGTCGCCTGATGCATTCTTTCGTCTCGTAGGTATCACCGAAGCAGCATCCGCTGGTCAGGCCCCTCAGGTCGCCCGTAACGGTGTTAATAGCTTCGGTCAGGAACAGAACACAGTTCTTCGTGACTCCAAGTACTACGAGAAGATGAAGCTGAATGACCCGAAAGCATACTGGGACAAGAAGACTACATCTCAGATGATGAAGGACATGGCCCTCATTCGTTCCAAGGGACTTCCTTGGTAATAACAACGGACTCACTAGTCCAAGGAGTTTAAAATATGTCTGGTGTAATGACCACCACTGTAGATCACCTGATCCGTTCGGAAATCTGGTCTACCCGCCTCAAGGAAATCTTCGAGGCCGATCTCTTCGCAATGCGTTACGTCGAAATGCTTAATGACTTCCCTGATGGCGAGATTATCAATATCCCGTCTATCGGTCAGATGGATACCTATGACTACGAAGAAGGTCAGGCTATCCGCTACACTGCAATCGATACCGGTAACTTCCAGTTCCGTATCACGGACTACGTAGCATCGGCTACCTATATCACTGACAAGATGAAGCAGGACTCGTTCTACACGTCCCGTCTTGAATCTGCATTCGTTCCTAAGCAGGCTCGCGCTATTGCTGAACGCATGGAAGCTGGTGTACTTGCAATCGGCCAGCCCGGTGGCGTTAACGGTGCACAGACTGCATCGAACCTCAATACGATCAATGGTGGCGATCACCGCTTTGTGGGTTCGGGTACGTCGTCTGCCATCGCTCCGCAGGACTTTGCTCGTGCTAAGTATGCACTCCGTAAGGCTCTCGTGCCGATGAATAACCTCGTCGCCATTGTAGACCCCTCGGTAGAGTACACCCTGTCCACACTTACGAACCTTGTGAACGTTTCGTTCAACCCGAAGTGGGAAGGTATCGTTCGTGACGGTATCACGACTGGTATGCAGTTCAAGATGAACATCTACGGTTTTGACGTATATATCTCTGACTGGCTCCCGAAGAACGTTAACGAAACCATTGATGGTCTCTCGACCACGACTGGTGTTGCTAACCTCTTCTTCACGACCGAAGGTGACTCCAATCCGTTTATCGGTGCGATGCGTCAGCCCCCGAAGGTTGAGTCTGAGCGTAACAAGGACTACCAGCGTGACGAATACGTTACGACTGCTCGTTGGGGCTTCGGCTTCTACCGCCCGGAAGCACTCGTTACCGTTCTGACGAACGAAGACGTAGTAGCCTAATTAACAGAAGGAATATAAATAATGGTATGGGTTAATCCTGACGGCCTCCGCGTCCTCTTTCCGGGCGATGACCGTATTGTACATGGTGGTGAATATCCGGGTGCTGGTACTCTTCGTATTGTTGAAGTCGAGTTTGACTTTGCTAACGTTGGTACTTCGGCAACGGTTCTTGACTACAATATTATTGTCCCGTCGAACTCTCGGATTCAGGAAGTTGTCCTGATTGCTGAGACGGCGGCTACTGCAGCCACGTCATTTGACTTTGGTCTCTTCCGTCTTGACGGTACGACTGAACTTGACCACGATGGTCTCATTAACGATGTTCTTCTTGCATCACTTAATGTCAACGGTGAACAGAATACGTATACTCCGGGCTCGTCTGGTGCAGGTGCTCTGGTGGGTGCGACGACGACTCGTGCAGGTCTCTTCTCGGGCACGCGCACGGGTACGGCAGGTGTCGGCCATGGTATCCTACAGGTAAAGCTGTATGTACCGGCTGCTGCTCCAGTGCCGACTGAAGTCGACTAATCTCTCTGGGGTCGCGAATGACCCCTCCCCTCTTTTAGGAGACTTAAATGGCAACTGTCCTTCCCAAACACAAACGACTTGACTTTAATGGTCTGGAACTTGAAGCCACCTACTTCACTGGTACTTTTAATGGTACGGTAGCTGGTGCTCTAGCTTCAGTGACGCAACTTACGGATAGTTCTACAGGTACAGCAAGTAATACTCTTGCAGCTACTGTGGGCATCCAGACTGTGGCGATCCCGATCCAACTTGCTTCTATGACCACTGCTGCTGCTGATCTAGCTACGAACTATGTTCCAGGCTATGCTTTCGAACTTCTCTCTCTTGAGTTCGTGACGACTACCCTTGGCACTGGTGCATCTGCTAGTCAGATTCTTAATCTTGAAATTGGTACGACTAACGTAACAGGTGGTGTACTAACGATTGCCCTTGCTGATACCGATGTACTCGGTGAAAAGAAGGCAGCAACTGCAATTACTGCCGCTAACACTGGTACCGCAGCAGATACGATTTCTGTTGAGGTTGCTGCTGGTGGCACTGTCTTTACTGCAGGTGCAGGTTTCTTGCTCCTGAAACTCCGTAACATGGATACTGTAAATGCCCTTGCATCGCTTAGTGCAAAGGTTAATGCAATCATCACGGCACTCGATTAAGGAACGATAATGGCTGCACATTCAAGTCTAACTGGTGCTGATCTTCATGAACCTAAGGGTGCGAGTGCAGCCGCTATCGACACTATTTACATATCTGATGGGGCTGGGTCGGGGACTTGGACCAAGGCCAGTGCAACTAACACTTCAGTACTTGATACTGCTGGTGTCTTCACTGGGACTAATGTTGAGACTGTACTCCTCGAATTGTATCGAGGACAGTCAGTGGCAGATGGCACCTTTTTGGATATCTCTAATGCGGAGACAGTCCTAATCCCAGTCCCATTTAACTGCACTGTGGAGAGAATTAATTTCATCCTACTAAACGGTATTACTGTAGCTAACTCAATTGTTACTGTGACTCGTTCAGACGGAGCAGCAATGGGAACTCAGACAATTACCCAAGCAGGTTCTGCAGAGGGAACAACTTTCTCATTGACTCCCTCAGGAAATAATACCCTGACTTATGCATCTCATAAGTATGTAAAATTAGTATCCGATGGTGGCTCGACTACAGCTTGCCGGACATTCGTACAGATGCTCCTCAGGAGAATTTAATGGCTAAACTTACCCTTGCAGATGTCTCCAGCCTCATGGGGAACCCGACCTCTGCCGCGACGACAATTAACGCAAATAGCACTCTTATCGAGACTGCTTTAGAAAATACTCTTTCTCGTGACGGTACGACTCCTAATCAAATGGAGGCCGATATCGACATGAATAATAATGACCTCCTAAATGCGGGGGATGTCGATGTCGAGTCACTTACCATTGCAGGAATACCAATCGAGACTACTACTGAATTAGCAGACGCATCTTACAACCCTGGAGTAACAGGTGTTGTAGCTCCGTATGTGTCTATGCGAAACCGTCTGAGGGTGAATCTCGATGCCACCTCTATTAAATTGGCTGGTGATGGTGCTACAGACGATCAACCAGAGATTATGAATGTACTCACTGACATCGCCTCTTGGGGTGGGGGCAGATTTCATCTAAATTCTTATCGAACGGATACTGTGTTTGCGGTTGGAGACTCTATTGCAGTCCCAGATAATGTCTTCATCTATGGGGATGGGGATGGTGCTACAGAAGTAACGGCGTTGGGGGATTACCCAGTCTTTACTAACATTGGCACTCTTGCAAGTGGTAGAAATCGTGGTGGCATTAAATTCATGACGATTAGGGGTGGGGGGAACGCCCTCACCAATGCCCACGGTGTTCAAATGGAGTGGTCTAATAGGTTTGTTCTGGAAGGTCTCAGGTTTCATGCCTGCTACGATGCACTAAACTACCACGATGTATGGCAAGTGTGGATGGACAAACTTAGTGTGGATGGTGGGGGGGATGACCAGAGTTTTCGTGGTCTCCACGCTACTGGGCACGATGTTACTAATCCCAACAACGCAGTCATCGCATCAAATGTCATGGTACAAAACACCATTGACACTGGATACCGTCTGCAGTACTTCAATGGGTCAAAGTTTGTAAATTGTGAGCTAGCTGGCGCAGGTAATCATGGATGGCATCTCGGTGATCCTGATGCTGCTACTGGAGAAGTCCAGTGGGGTCACTTCTCTAATATCCTTTCGGATACAGTCACCAATGATCTGTGGCGTATGGAAAAGGGAGCCTCTAGTGATGTCAAGCAGATTGGGATTAATAATCTCTGGCTTGGGACATCCTCTGCGGGGGACGGACTGGCGATCTATGATGCTTCGTTGATTGAAATTACTGGCCTTAAGATTGCGAATATTAACAAGTCTGGTATCCGGCTGACCAGATGCTCCCGTATGAATATTACCGGGGTTAATATCGACACTACTGATCGCGCTAACGCGAGCCATCCTGCAATTCGACTAACTGACTCAAGTCGTGTCGGGTTGATAGGCGGGGATATTTATGTACCGGACCGTGCAAGTAAGGGTGTTCTTGAAGAGGTAGTTTCTGGGACAACCGACTTTAATCGTATTATCGGTGTTGATGTAGATCCCAATGGTATTACTAGAGTTGGTGCTCGGACAATCGTTGACGGATGTGGTGGATACAGAACACATAATTCTGGGACCTCAGATGTTGCCATCGGTACTTCAAGTACAACTGTAACTCATGGCCTAGCTGAGACTCCAGTTAATGGTGATATCATGATCGTGCCTAGATTTGATATTAACTTGGGTGGTGTAGCTCGTTATTGGGTGGACACACTGACATCTACAACATTCAAAATCAATGTCAATACAAATGTTAGTGGGAACACTATTGCATTTGCATGGACAGCAGACATCTCAAGGAGATAGAATGGAATTCTTTAATAAGTGGTCTGTGATCTTTATAGATCGCCTAATGAAGGACTTCGATCTTGACCTCCTGTCCGCTGTTTCCATTATAGGTAATGCAGGACATGAAAGTGGTGGGTTTAAGCAGCTACAGGAATTGAAACCTCTTGTAGCTGGTTCCAAAGGTGGTTGGGGTATTATGCAGTGGACTGGTCCTCGGAGACGAGAGGCTGAAGCATACTGGAAAAGAAATAACCTCAGTCCCACTGACATGGATGCCAACTATAAATTCCTCTTTGTAGAACTAAGGGGTCCTGAAGGCAGGGTTCTTTCTAAACTAAAGCAAGCAACTACCCTAGAGCAGAAGACTAAGGTATTCTCTGAGACTTTCCTGCGTCCGGGAATCCCCCACATGGACGCAAGGTACACTTGGTCTAAGAGGGCACTAGATGCGTGGAATAAACAGCCACAGAAGCCCGTAGAGAGCGTCCCGACATCTGTGGTGGTAGATGATACCCCGTGGTGGCTAAAGCTTCTCCTGAGGCTCCTACGAGGAAAATAGAATGTGGGCAATAGGTAAGTGGCTACTCTCTCTTGTTACAGGAGGTAGCCTAGAGAAGATTCTCGATGTTATCGAGAGGAAAATGGATAATGAAGTTACCAAGGAAGAAATTAAAGCTGAGGTAACTAAGACTTGGATTAATGCACAAGCCAACCTACTCGTAGGACGCACTTGGTGGTTCCAGTTATTCTTCGTAATCCCATTGGGATTCTGGTGGTCTGCTGTTATCGTGGATAGTGTGTTCCAGTTCACTTGGAATGTGGCTGCACTCCCAAGTCCACTAGATGAGTGGGCAGGCTGGATCGTCTCCAGTACCTTCCTTATTGATGGAACAAAAGCGATTATAGGCCGGTTCAAAAAATGACACAAGATGTGACCAAGGACGACGAGATCATCGAAGTTCGACTTCCCCTTAAAGACTATAAAATTATGAGGGAGATGATCGAAGAACGACAGGCCATGAATGGGATTAAGAAGCTTCTCACAAAGCTTTTTTGGATTGCTGGTGGTCTACTAAGTCTCCTTGGTCTATTCGAAATCTTTCGTAGGTTTGGAGAGTAAATGCGTTATACCCTAAAGGAACTAGTTGATCGCATCCTAGAGTCTATGGGTGGCGATGAAGTCAACACAATCGCTGACACTGCAGAGTCACTAGCTGTAGCTAATATTGTAAAAGAGTGCTACTTCGAAATTGTCTCTGAACTCCAATTCAAGGAGACTGAAGGCCTCTTCCATCTAGATGCTTCTGGTGACAACCTACTCCCTACTATTATGTATCTCCCCTCAGAGGTATCTAATATTCAATGGCTAAAATATAATATTGGAGACTCTGTAGATGATCCTACTTTTCGAGACCTTTGCTATCTTCCTGTGTCTGAGTTCCTCAACATTACCGATGGACTTGATCCTGCAGAGACTTGGGTCGGGAGCGAGACGGTAGAGGTACAAGGACAGGATTTCGTATTCAAGTTCAGAAGTGATGAGTCCCCTCGTTATTGGACATCCCCTGATGACTTGACACTAATCTTTGACGCTTACGACAGTACCTATGAGACTACACTAACATCTTCTCGAACATACGGATATGGTGGCCTAGTCCCAGTCTTTACGATGACTGATGTCTTTGTCCCCAAGCTTGATCCCAGACAGTTCCAACTACTTTTGAATGCCTCTAAGGCTCAGGCTTTCGTTGAACTAAAACAAACCACGAATGAAAAAGCAGAACGTAAGGAACGGAGGCATCGTGCCCTTGGTTACAAGACTAAGGATAATACTGATCCCCGCACACCTGTACAAAAAAGAAAGGGCTATGGCCGATGAGTGAATACGCAGAACAGGGCGAAGGTTTCCGGGTCGTAATGGCAGGCAGTTCGTCCTATAAGATTGTATGTGACCGATCTACTAACCTCTGGCGTATCGAAGTAGCCTCTGGTCCACTCCCTGTGGCTCTCAGAGATAAGAATTACACAGGTCATAAGCATGCTCTTAAAGATATTAAGAATTATCTAGATGGTCATGCTCAACGATCTATTGTCTACAAGAAGCCTAAAGTAAGCGCATCTGAAGGGGAATAATTAATGGCGAGGAACGCTGGGGTATCTACTGAGACTAACTTTAATAAAGGTCTCATTACAGAAGTCACTGGCGTTAACTCCCCGGAGAACTCTGTCACTGAAACCACCAATGTCATCTACGACCGGAGAGGTCGTGCCTTCACCCGTAAGGGCTTTGAGTATGAAGAGGGTGTTGATCAGCAGGTCATAGCTCAGGATGGTGTTCGTAATGAATACCTCTGGGAAACAATCTCTGATAACAACTCTAAAGACTTCGTGGTTCTGCAGATCGGAGAGTTCCTTCGTTTCTTTGAAGTAACTGGCGATGACTCTCTTTCTGCTGGCCTTAAAGGATTTTCTGTTGATCTAACAGACTACAAAGTGCTTGGGTTCTACGATACACAGGTCAGGAGTACACTAGCTACATTTGCTACAGGCAAGGGTTATCTCTTCGTTACTCACCCCAACTGTGAGACGATTTATATCCGTTATAACAACGGAACCGACACAATCACTGTCAGTGAGATCACTCTTCAAATTCGTGACTTTGAGGGCATTCCCGAGGTAACAGACTTTGACACTCGTCCCACGGTACTAAATACTACTCATAAATATAACCTTTATAACCAGGGTTGGTACGCGATGGTCCAGAGGGATGGCACAGATAGTGTCTCTCCTGTTCAAGCACTCGACTACTGGGACCTAAACAGAAGTGATTACCCATCAAGTGCTGATGTCTGGTGGTACTACACGACTACTGGTATCTCTGGTAGCTCTGGTGGTCCCGCATCCTCTCTGGACAAGTTTAACCCTGAGCTAGCTGATACTCGTAAGGACCTGTACGGTAACGTACCTGCCCCTAAGGGTCATTACATCGTTAATGCTCTGGAGACTAACCGGTCCACCCTCTCAGGTATCCCAGGTGTCACTGAAGTAGACTCAGATGGTTATCGTCCTTCTGTCGTAGCCTTCTTTACTGGTCGTGCCTTCTATGGTGGTGTAGGTAAGTCAGGATATTCTTCGACTGTTTACTTCTCTCAGATCATTGAGAATGATGACCAGCTTGGTCGTTGCTACCAACTTAATGATCCTACCTCTCGGGAGTCCTTCGATCTTCTCGCATCAGACGGTGGGACAATCAAGATTCAGGACATCAACACTGTACTAGATATGAGAGTTATCGGTGATGCTCTGTATATCTTTGCTACCAATGGTGTTTGGGCTGTCACTGGTACAGACAATGGTCCCTTTAGGGCAACTGATTATACAGTCTCCAAGATTTCTTCATTTCCTGCAATCTCAAAGACCAGTATCGTTGATGTAGGTGGTCTACCTGTTTGGTGGAACTATGAGGGTATCTTCTCACTTAAGAAGACTGAAGTAGGTCTGACATCAGAGGTGACTAACCTCACACAGACGACCATCCAAGCCTTCTATGATGCTATCCCACAGGGGTCTAAGCTGACATCCAAGGGCTCTTTCAATGACCAGACTGGACTTGTCTACTGGTTGTACAATATTATGCCGGATGATGGAGCGTACAAATACACTAGTATCCTAGTTCTCGATGTTGTGACCGGAGCGTTCTACCCACTCACCGTCCCGACAACCCATGCTACCCGAGAGATTGCTGGTATTATAGCAGTCCGTGGTGTTGGTGAAGTCTTTGTAGACGAGGCAGTTACAGCATCTGCTGGTATCGTAACAGATGGATTGGGGGACACAGTGACGATCCCAGTTTCACTGGGCCTCTCGTCTAAGTCCAAGACGTTCAAGTTTGTTGTCTACAGTGGAGGTAATGTTGCCTTTGCTGAGATTACAGACGATAGTTATCTTGACTGGGGTTCAATTTCCTATACCCACTACTTTGTTACTGGTTATCGTATTCGTGGTGATCTCCTCAAGAAGTTCCAAACAAACTACTTGACCGTTATCACAGAGGAAGTAACTGATGGCTCCTGTTTTGTACAGGGACTCTGGGACTACTCTTACAATGCTAACTCAGGTAGATTCACCAACCCACAACAAGTCTACCGATATAGAAACTATAGAAACTACCAAAGGTCTCGACTACAGATGCGTGGTTCTGGTTGGTCTCTCCAGTTTAAATTCATTGGGGAGGCAGGTAAGCCATTTATTATTGTAGGCTGGGCCGGATTTGAAACATCGGATGCAATGCCATAATGTTGAAACTAGCAGAAGCTTCTGACTACAATGATGTCATCAGGATGGCAAAAGCTTTCCATGAGGCATCACCCTACAGCTCCTTAGAGTTTAGCGAGGAAAAGTGTAATGGACTCTTTAAGAGCTACTTAGCTGGAGACAAAAAATCTCTGGTCATTATCCTTGCTACAGGAGAGAGGCCCCATGGGATGATCATTGGTTATTCCGACTCATTGCCCTTCTCATTTGACCGAGTGGCCACAGAGCTTGCTTGGTGGGTGGATGAAGACAAGCGTGGGTCAAGGGACTCTCTCCTGCTCTTTAAGGCGTATGAAGATTGGGCACTCCGAGTGGGGGCTAAGATTAAACAGATGGCCATGCTCGATGATGTAACCAACCTTGCTGCCTTCTATGAGAAGCAGGGGTACAGACCAGCCGAGAGAAGCTACATTAAGGACATAACATAATGGCTATATTCTCATCTCTTCTTGCTGCACTAGGTGGTACTGCTGCCGCAGGTACAGGTGCCGCTGCCGCTGCAGGTGGTGCTGCCGCTGCAGGTGGTGCTGCTACAGGGCTCTCAGGGCTTGCTGGAGCGGTTGGCACTGCTGCTGGGCTAGTGGGTACTGTACAACAGATGTCCGGTGCCAGTAAGGCTGCTGCTGCCCAACAGACGGCAGAGGACATGCGTAAGGCTCAGATGGACCTTGAGGCTACTAGGTCTCGACGTCAGATCATGAGGCAAGCTCTTATCGCTCGTCAGGGTGCTGCACAGGGTTCTGGTCTACAAGGTGGTCTCGCTCAGGTACAGAATGAAGCAGGTACTTCTACCCTTGCTGTCAATCAGAACCAAGACACTGGTACTCAAATGTTTGGTGTCAATCGTCGTATCTCTCAGGCACAGACTCAGCAGTCTGTAGGTTCTGGCATCTCTTCTCTTGGTGGTGCTCTCGTAAAGAACCAGCAGGAAATTGGACGACTTGGTGCTTATCTCTTCGCTTAATAAGGAAATATAATGCAACTGACTCTTGAATCAGACGAAGCAACTTCCCCGAACCTCACGCTCTTCCCAGAAGCTCCTGCTACTATTTATAACCCGGAGTACGCAAAAGATAAGGCTGAAAAGTTCTCTCTGGTTCTAGGTCAATCTTCTCCCGGTGTTGATGTACTATCTTCTGATATCGCTAATGGTGATCAGGGCAAGTATCAGGAGATGCTTAAGATTGGCGAAGACACTAAAATTCTCCAGCGTCGTAATGACATCCTACGTGAGATCGCGAGTAACCGTGATCCTCAGACTCCTGTTTCCTTGGATGAGCTCGGTATTATAGAGTCTCTCTCACAAGATGAGTTGTACTCTTCTGACCTTGGTACTGTCCTTGAACAGAAGTATTCTGACATGTACACCAACTTGATGACTTCTCACGAAGAGAATGCTGTTGCTCAACAGGCTCTCCAAGAGGATGATCAGGCTGCTATGGATGTACTTGATCGTGTACAAGCTCCTATGCAAAGGGCTCAGATCGCTAATGATGTCCTCCAGAATACTGGGGCACGTTACCAGGCCACGTCTTGGGCTTCTTGGGGTGTTGACATGGCAAAGGGCTTTATTCCTTTGTATACCACGATCAAAGGCCGTGAACGTATTGAAACTCCTACTGCCTCTCTCTTGTCAGGTAACAACCGTGAAGAACAAGTTTCTCAACTCTACGCTCTTCCTCCGAAGGACTTCAAAGAAACTCTCCAGACAATTATTGACGAACTGGCTGCAGACAATATGGTGGAGGCTATGTCTTTCGCATCTGATGTCTCTAGCTACTCGTCTTCTGACCAAGAGTGGGCTAACCTCGGAACCGTCCTCGATGCAGCTTCTATTGTTCCTGTTGGTAAAGTAGCCTCTCTAGCAAAGGGCATGGCCACTGCAGGTAAGGCAGTCCTCACTAACCCTACACAGGTGGCTAAGGTAGCCGCTGCAGCAGGTTTTAACAAAGCTGCTAACATCGGTACTGTGACTAAGAACTTGCTCGCTGGTGACTTCTCTGGTGTCACTACACTACGTCGTATCCAAGAGGTGGGGGATCAGGTTCCTTCACTCTTTGCACCGAAACAGTGGATGACTGGTGGGACTAAATATCTTACTGCAGAGGGTGAAGCTCGTCTTGCTGAACAGGTACAAAACAACGCAGAAGGGGTCCTTGGACTTCTCCAAGAGGGAAACCAGATCAATCGTCTGGAAGAGTCTCAGGTAGCTGCTGCTGTATCCGAACGATACGATGAACTAACTCAGGCATTCCCGAGTAACGCTCACAAGATTATTGATACTAATGTGATCCCTGCCAGTGCAGATAAGATCACGAATACTGCTGTCCTTGCTGTCCGTTTCGGTAGGCAAGATGGTTCCTTCTTTAAGTATGAAGCTACTGCTAAACGTTACGCAGAGAAGTACATCGGTATTAAAACGGATGACTTTGCAGTTAAGCAAGATCAACTTGGTGGTTGGTACGTAGAAGTTCAGAAGCCCATCAATGATATTGGTGACTTCCGTAATGCTACTATCGACACTACCCTAGCAACTCCGAACACATTCAACAACAAGTTTGCTCGTGCCCTTCGTTCCCCTGACTACCTTGTAGCAGAACAGAATGTCAAGGCTCGTGGTCAGGTTGTTGCCACCACAGAGTATCTATCTCAAATCCTAGACGAGCAGACCAAGCCATTCCGTGGTAAGTCCGCTCAATGGTACGATGAGATGGAAGCTATGTTCCGTGAGAACCGAGTTGCTAAACAGACCTTCTCTACTGCTGCTGACTTCGAGAACTCCTTCTTTAAGAAGTTTAAGAAGCCCCCGGCACCAGACCAATACGATGCCTATTATCGTTATGTCCAATTGTCTGACCTTGACTACATCGTTCGTGACGCCGATAAGGTAAAGCGTATGACTGCCAAGGGTCTTGAGGATTTCTCCTATAAGTTTGTGGAGAAGACCGCAAATGGTTCAGGTCCCCCACAGATCAAGAATGTCATCGGTAAGGTGGTTGATCGTCTTCCTCTTGAAGACAAGATTCCCTTCCGTGTCAAGATCATCCAGAATGGTTCGGAAACTAATAACTTCCCCAACATGATGGCTAAGTGGGACAAGAACAAGACACTTATCGAGAAGCTCTTGACTGATGGTTACAAGATCGTTCAGGAAGCTGAGTCTAATACCTATGTTCTTATAAAAGACTTCAAGCGTAACTCCATCAAGATGAAGACCCTCGGGTACATTGGTGGTGGTCACGCAGAACCTAAGTATGACTTCTATATCCGTCAGGGTAAGATCGACGACATGGAGGGTGCCAAGGTACTCACTGGTGACATCAACCTTGCTACTGTCCCCACTAAGGCTCAGGCTGATGAGATCGCTAAGATCATGGATCAAGCTCGTGTCATGGTGAAGAATGGTGATCCTGGTGCACGCAAGTTCATCGATGAGAACCTTCCGTTCTCCTATGGGGACTTCATCAAAAAGGTAAAGCTCAAGGCTATTGATCTTGATGTCCCCATCGTCGCTACTGCAAAGGGGCAGAGGTCCTCAGAGGTGGCTCGTTACCGGGAACTGTGGGGTGATAACTACCACGACTACCAAGGCTCTAACCGTAATCTTCTAGCCGATACATCCTCTAAATTTACTACTGAACGCTCCGAGAACCTCTTGGACGTTTACACCACAGAGAAGGGTGCAGTCTTCAAGCAAGAGTGGGAATCAGTTCTCGCTCCCTTCGAAGCTCTTTCTTCTGCCTCTCGTAACATGCTTGATGTTCGTGTCCTAGAAGATTATGCCATCAAGACTACCAATGATTGGATGCAAGAGTTTGGACACCTGATGGATGTAAATCCTATGGAGCTAAAGTCTAATCCTCGATACTTCCTTCAGAACCCTCGGTACAAGAGTAACATCGGTATTGATAAGGCTGAAGCCTCCCGGTTGTCCGCGCTTTCTCTATTCTCACAAGTAGAGTCCTTGGACGCTGGCCGATCTGTCCTTAGGGACAAGGTGATGTCGAAAGTGTTCGATGTCGGTGGAGAGAAGGCTCGTGCATTCCTAGACGACAACTGGACATCTGCTAGGGATGTTCAAACACTCCTACGTAGAACTACCTCTAACCTTAAACTTAACTTCTGGAATACGAAGCAGCTCTTCCTCCAGTCTTCTGCTATTGCTGCTACCGTAGCAATCTCTCCTCGTGCTGGCTGGTCCGGTATGAGGGCTCTTACTCCGACTTGGTTTGCTCTCCACTCTGGGGATGATGCGGTTATCCGTGGTCTACACAATAAGTTCGGGAAGATTATGGGATGGGAGAAGAATGAGTGGCTTGAGATGGTTCGTTCCATGAAACAGTCTGGCTTCTCGAAGGTCGGTGGTGACACATCTTATATGGATGATGTTGCTGTCAAGGGCTCTGGGAAACAGGCTATGGGTCGTCTCAAGAACAGCCCACTAGGTAAGATCGCTAGCACTCATACTGTGTTCTTTACTCAGGGTGAACTTAGCGCTCGTATCGTAGCTTACTCTACCGCGTATCGTGAATGGAAGACACTTAACCCGACTAAGGCACTTGATCGGTTCGCTGAGGCTAATATCCTTAACCGAGCAAAGACCTTTACCCAGAACATGACGAGAGAGTCTAACTCTCAGTGGCAGAAGGGTTGGTACTCTGTTGCTACTCAGTTCATGGGCTACAACATGCGTGTTGCAGAACAACTCTGGGATGGTGGGCTAGGCTCTGGCAAGAAACTAACTCAGGGCGAGAAGGTACGCTTCCTTGCCACGATGTCCACTCTCTACGGAGGTGGTGTCGCTGTCTCTGCTGGTATCCCTTTCATTCCTACAAAGGAAGTCTTAAGGGATTGGATGGCAGAAGCTGGTGTGGATATGGAGAACTACCCAATCTCTGATGTTCTTCTAGATGGTCTTATTGCCACAGGTGTTGAATCCATGACTGGTGCAGAGATGGACTTCTCGGGCTATGGTCCGACTGGTCTACCTACTCTGTATGACCTCATGAATGAAGACAAGACTTGGGGTGAGACTATGATGGGTGCCTCCTTTGGAGTTGGCATGGACATCAGTTCTTCTCTGTCTAACCTTGGCTATGCCTTTGGGTATGGTGGAGGTGTTGAGAACATCACAGGGAATGATCTACTCGCAGTACTACGTAACGTGTCTACTGTTGATAACCTAGCTAAGACGTACATCGCTCTGAACACTGGTAAGTACATCTCTCGTAAGGGAACGTATCTGACGGATGTATCGGAGACTGAGGCTGTCCTACAAGGCATTCTTGGTGTGGCACCTGAACGTGTCGCTGAGTCCTTTGCTACTGCCTCTGCACTCAAGTCACTCAAGGCAACAAGAGAGACTGGTCTTAAGCAGTTCGAGGAAGCACATAGAAGTGCGGTACGTGCCCTAGTGGCCGGTGATGAGGACTCCTACCACATCTATGCCAAGCGTAGAGATGCTGTGAGGATTGCCTACGATCTGACCCCACAAGAGGTACACTCGATCAACAAACGATACTTTGATGAAACTCCTGTTACTGAGTCCATTGCCGAAAGAGCAATCGAGTATAACAGGAAATACAAACTCTTCTCTGAAACTGGAGCACAAGAATAGTGGCTGAGTTCAATCCTTCAACCCAGACTAATGAACAACAGGCTCCTAGTAATCTAGGGGTCTCAAGAGGTACAGGACCTAATCAAGCGTTTGAAGCCCTCTTCTCTGGGTTGGGGGAAGCCATCAGTAATGGTGTGCAGACTGCGGATACCTATGTCCAAGGTAAGATTGAGAACGACGCTAGGTATGGCTACGAGTCTATTAATCAAGAAATGAATCTTGATGTAGATACCGTGCCCTCTGAACTCACTCAGTCTCAGGAAGGTCTACAGAAACTGGCTGCTGCCCACATGCAGGGCAATGTGACCAATGAATACTACTACCAGCGTCTAGCCTCTACGCTAAAGGGGCTTCGTTCTCGGTATCCTGGCTATGAGAAACAGGTGGACTCTATTGTTCAGTCTGTAACTGGTGTCAACCCTGCTAATGCCTACCGTAATGCTCTTATGCAGAACATTGAGAACCAGCAACAGGCTATGGCTTCCCAACAGGGTAAGTTCGATAGCTGGGCTCAGACTAAAGAAAACTCTGAGGTCCTTGGTATCCTGTATCCTGACTTCTATAGTAACCCTGACAAATACTCTGATCAGGAGATGCGTAACCAAGTTAAGGCTAACGTCTCTCAGTATCAGGGACGTATTCGCCTCTCTGAAGACACCACTAAGCTTCGGAGCAATGACAAGGTAGTGGCAAAGCAACAGCTTGGTCAACTCTTCGGAACCATTGGTTCTGGCTACATCGTTGGTGGCTCTGAGGCTGCAGGGGTTGACTCTCCGAATGTACAGAACCTCCTCCAGACTGCTCTTGCAGATGGTAAGATCGTACCTGAAGAACAGGAACAGATTAATGGCTTCCTTGCACAGATTCGTGTAAAGGCAGAGCAGGATATGAGACAGCGCTACCAGACATCTGACTGGGGCTCTAACTTCTCTTCTTCTGAACTTAATGATGAAGTCAAGAATGGTCTTTCCCAGATCGACTCTATGATCGAACTAGTGAACTCTGGTAACATCAATGCTGCCTCTCAGATTGCTGCTCGTAACAAGGCGATGACTGATCAGGCTACTGCCGATCTCTACAAAACCTTCCCCGACCTTCGTGTAGCTTCTGCTGTACGGAATATCTCTGAGGCTGGTGCAGATAAGATCATCGACATGGTTATCGAGAACGCTGGTGGAGGTATGTCCTTCATCAACAAGACTCTTGGGAAGGATATCACTAAGTCACTTACAAGTGGCAAGACGACCATGAACCAGGTCACTGGCAACGTTCTCGCTGCTCAGGGTAAGACTGGTAAGGAAAAGGAACAGTTGCTCTCAGCGGTCCTTGACGGGGCTGTAGGGACACTTACTGCTCCTGAGGCCACTCCTGATATCAAGGCTAACACTGTACAGAATGTGTATGGGGATAACCTCGATGCTACTTGGGATGTCGTGGATGACTCTGTTGGGGCCAAGGGCACCTCTCAGAGGTTCCGGCTCTACAACAAGATGTTCAATCCGAAGATCACCAAGGAGATCACTGCACTCAATGATCCTAAGGCTCTGGCTACTTACACTGCTGCTGCAGTAGATAAGTTCCAGCAGATTCCTGAGTTCCGTAGGGCTGCTGCTGACTTGACGGAGAACATTGATTACACCAAGTACCTCAGGGCTCACTATGATCCCCAGAGGAACCGAGTAATCCTTGAAGCCAACGAAGAGGCGATCAATAACCTTGGATTCTTCGAAACTGGCAGTGGTGTTATGTCTGGTCAGAAGTTTCAGCTACAAGCTGCGATCAAGGCTAAGGATGCTTTCAACCAAGGTCTTGCAGTCATGGCTCCGATTATCGAAGCTAATGGTGCAGATGAAACCGAGGGTATCAAGACTCTCATGCAGTCTGTTGCTGCTGATCTCCAGAAGGACCCTAAGCAGGGCTTCTTCGGTTGGCTCAACGAGTCTTTGGATAACATCATTGCACCTGACCCCCGTAAGGGAACTGGTCTGATTGCACCTGACTCCAAGTTGGGCAAGATCGCTGCAGAACGTGGTCGTCAGATGGATGCTGCTGAGTCCGACACAAACTTCAAGGAAATCGGTGAGACATCTAACACCACGCCAAAAGATGAACGAGATAATAACGTAACCTTCACCCCAATTAACTTTACTGCTCCTGAATTGGAGAAAGCTAGTGCCAGTGGTGGTCAAGCTGCAATTCTGAATCTCTTGGGTAAAACTGAGGGGACTGACCGAGGCAGGGGTTATAATGAAACACTTGGATATGGGGCCTTCACTGGAGGTGATGTTGATATCACTAGCATGAGTCTTGATGACGTAGATGCTCTCCAGACTGACATGCTTGCTCATCCTAACAACAAGTGGAACTCTTCTGCACTAGGTCGATACCAAATCATAAGAACTACTCTTCGTGGTCTCAAGAAAGAACTTGGCCTAAGTGGTGATGAAATCTTCACACCTGAACTACAGGATAGACTAGCACAGGCTCTACTCGAACGTAGGGGATTGTCTAGGTATCGTGCTGGTGAGATCAGTGGTGATCAGTTCATCAACAACCTAGCTAAAGAATGGGCGTCACTCCCGACTACATCTGGTCAAGGTGCATACGCAGGACAGAGACGTTCTGGAACAACTCCTTCTGCAGTACTAACTGCATTTGCAGGTGAATAATGCCACTCAAGAAAGGTAAGTCACAGAAAGCTGTTTCAGCTAACATCAGACTGCTTAAGAAAGAGGGTAGACCTCAGAAACAAGCAGTGGCCATAGCCCTCTCGAAATCGAGAAGGTCCAAATAGAAAAAGCCCCCGGTACTCAAGGATTAATTTCCAAGAGCGCCGGGGGCTTTTATCGTTTAAGCTGCTATCTTTTCCTTGGCACGAAGGAACTCATCCAGTGTGCTAAAGCAGTTAATATTTGGGTGATGCATGAAGACATTCTCTCTGTCTCCAATAATATTCAATTCCTTGCCAAGGGCAATAGCGTAGCCAAATTCTACAAAGCGCCCACCACCAGTCTGATGAGTGCCATACCCCTCTGTAAAGAGCACAATGGCGTCTGCCTCTGCAACATCCTCAAGATCGAGGAGCGCAATGTCCGAGCGAGTCAGCCCATTCTCACCACCGAAGACCCACCGGGCTGTTACATCATAGCCACAACCCCTAAATGCTATTACATAAGACTCCATTTCCTCACGACGGGGGAAACGTGCTGCAAGATATGTTTTCTTCATGGACGGTCGTCCTTTCCCACTTTTCGTTGTTCATAACTAATCAAGAATGCGATACATGTAAAGGCGTGCCATAGGTGAGAGTAACCTGTCTCCGGGTCTTTGTCCTCTTTCTTCCACCAAGCCCAGAGGTGTCGCATGGTAGCTCCGAAGACTCTGCCCCAACCCATCCCGAGTTCCCAGTTTCGATCAGCGTACTTTTTGGCACCGAATGCCAGAACAGTCCCGAGAGCTTCGATAGCTTCTGGGGGGATAAGCTCTGGACGAATGGATTTCTCAGAATCAAACTTCAGTCCCTCAGTTGGCTGATTCAATTTCTTTCTCCTGCAAGTAATGTCGATTAATGGCCCCAGCAATCTGCTCACGGTACTTACCGTTGAACTGCTTAAAGAAGGCCCTCATAAACGAGGGGTTAATAATCTCCTTCTCCTGAAGCTTGATAATATTCTGGAAGAAGCCCATGTTATCTACCATCTCTGCTCCCATGAGCACCCTAGTGGTGATGGTAAAGGACCTTTTGATATTATCTACATCAATGATGACTTTAAGATTGGACTCAGGAAAGTCCTGCTTAAACCACTTACTAAGAAGTTCTGTCTCATGATGGAGCTCCTTAAGAACCCTATCCAAGTACCGTCCGTGAAATTCCTTAACTTGATCTAGGTCCATTCAGTCGTCACTTCCGTCTCGTTTAGGTTGACGCTTCCGGTTAGCTCGTTTTGAAACAACGCGAACTCTTCCATTGTCAAGGGCTCCTTTCCTATTGGAACCCAAGTGATCAACCTCTTTTCCATCTCCCTTATGGACTGAACCATCCTTTGCAGCCTTTGCTCTCGCTGCATTTCGTTGGGCTCGTCGTTTGATCTGTTCAGGTTTTCCGTGGTAATCTTGGTACTCTTTTTTGTAGTCACGGGGCATCACTGAATACTTTCGTTGGTCTTCTCTGCTTCCATCATTACTGACTCATCCTCTACATCTACAATGACGTCTTTAATACTTAGCTCAGAGGTAGAATCAATCATACCGATATTACGGAAGAAGGCAGTCATAATTGCATCAAAGTTATTAAGGGAAACACTGGCGATAAAATTAGTCATTAAGAGCCCACTCTTTTGTTAGTTTTACATTATTGGGTCGATGTGCAACCATAGGGAAAATATCTGTTTGTTTATAACCTGCAAGTCCACATCCCACAGGAGTCAAGTTGAAAGTCACATCTGGGTTACGACAAGCAAAAGAAATAAATCCATTGATATAACCCCTGATTTCTCTCAGAGGTAAGGGTTTCAATTGCTTATCCTTGGTCGGAATAGCGTAGGAGTCTCCTTGTATACCCACCCCCTTGCCGTAGATGGCTCCATGGTAATCGAGGGCATACCTAGCCGCACCCTTGCCGTGTCTACCAGCTAAATTACTACCAAAGACAAATATCTCAGTCATTAATCAAAAAATCCTCAAATGTTTCGGGGTCTACTAGGCCCTCTTCGTATAGGTGGAGGAAAGCATCCTCAGGTGTAATATCGAATCGTTCTAGGAATGTACCGAAGTCTTCATCCTCCAGTGCCATAGACACGACTCTCGCAATCTTATTTTTCAGCTCCTTCTCAAGAACCACTATCGTATTCCTTTTTCAAAGCTTCAATACTCACCCATTGAAAATCAAAGTTACCATCCTCTACATTACGTAGAATAGGGATACCTGCCTGCCAGAACTTACCTATAGAGCCTGCCCAAGGATTGATATAATCTTGGTAACAACCTACAACAAGAGCATTCAAGTGCTTGTCTGCAACTGTTCTTCGAGTGGCAAAATCGAGAGTATGCGAGTGAGCCGCGACTGTGGACATCCCATTCTTAGCAAGAAGCATGTGAGCCGGTCTTTCGCCACCAATAGGTCTTCCCGAGACTCCAGTAGGAAAGAAGTGCGCAAAGAGTATTCCGTCTCGTTGGTAAATACCCGGCAACCCACCGTCATATCGGATAACATCGTCGTAGTACTTATCGAACAGGAAGTCCTCGAACCCGATGGTTCCAGCCAACTCAGGACTAAGGTCAAGGGCTCGCTCAATTCTGTTTTCATGGTTCCCCTCTAGGAATACTCGGTGAGGTAGCTTCTTCTTGGTAGCCTTTACAGGACCCCAGAGACGTTCTTGGAAGTCTAGGTGAGCATCCAAGTCTTTCTTGTAAGACTTCCCTGTGAAGGAACGCTTGCCCTTGTCATAGGATGAGAGAGACTCAAGATCAATGGCATCTCCCATGTTCACAACAACATCAGGGCGGATATCGATGATCAACTTAGCAGCCCAGTCGGCCCTGTCGTTGTTCCAGTATGAGACTGCATGTTGATCTGGTAGGAGGATATATGTACTCAAATTAACCACTCCTCGGGAATGTTTCGGATGGCATATGGAAATCCATGCTTAATTGCCCATTCACTTTGACGCTGACGCGATCCGTCTTTACGTCTAGTTCCAAACTCTCCATCGGTGTAGAAGAGTAGTCTAATGTCAAGCTCTGGCCATTGATCTTTAACTGCAAGCATCTTGGCCCTGACTTGGGGAGTCCATGACCTCCCATTGCCTTTTGTTTCAATGAAGAAAAATGGAGGTCCATTTCCTTTTGTCTTTCGTCCCACTTTGAAGTCTGGGATATAGACGTGCTCGGTGGTGTACGGGAGTTTAACGGACTCATATTCAACCACCACATTTGCTTTTGAAAGCTCAAGCCACGTCCCACTTTCGAACGGGTTCTTTGTAGTCTTCTTCCCGATCTTCAATCCTACGTATTTCTTCTTGGGTTTCACATGCATCCTTCCATCGGTGCTCTATCTGTGCTTGGAAGAGTTGGTCGTATAGTTTGTCAAGTGATTTCTGTGACATTAGGCAATCTCTCCACCTTAGTTAGGAATGTGGGCCCACTTGAGTATATGAAAGTACGTAGATCGGGATAACACTTCTTTTTGAAATCACAGTAAGAACAATTGATCCCGAGCTTCTCGTTTCCAGACTTTCCTTCAGGGACTGGACTAAATCCTCGTTCGGGAGGTACGCTGGATGCCACCATAGCCTTTTTGTGTGCGTAAATTTTGTCATATGGGACATGCTTCCGTTCATGGACGTCAAGGCAGATGTGACCAAGAGTCTTATCGACTACAAGGAAGGCTCCACGATCTTTGTCCGTGACTTTATCATCGGTCTGGCCAGCATATAGATACGACTGTAGCTGATCGACATACCCAAAGGAGTCGTTCTCAGATAGCGTGCCCTCTGAAAATTTACGAAACGAGTAACTCGACGCCGACTTGACATCGACCACTGTGCCATCGATAACTGCGTCTCTGTGTCCCTTGATACCTTCGATTTCTTGTTCGTCTTGCGTACCCTCAACACTGTGTCCACTAGCCTCCGTTAGGAATAGAAGAAGAAGTTCAATACAATCTCCAAAGAGGAATTTCATGTGAGCAGAAGGAGGGAGTGTCTCCCCCTCCCCTTGGTTGTTTACAGAGTAATACAGTTGTCGTTCACAGGGTTTGCCCACGTTACTCATACGTAGTGTCCCTTCTCGGGGCGTACGAGGCCCCAGACGAGACTTAAGCAATTGTGAGAACTGTGTACCATACTTGTCACAAAGCTCGTCAGTGAGGTCCTGTGAGCCGTTTAGAAGGGTATGCTCTAAGTCTGCTACTAGTGTATCAATTGTTTTCAATTAAAAGGGCAACTTCTTTTTTGCAGGCTTGGTACCAGCCTTGGGTTCTTCCTTAGCAGGTTCTTCCTGCTCGAATGGCACGTCGCTATCGCTCTCATCATCCTCATCAGGGGCCTCGTAGGCAATGTGTTCAAGAACCTTGACACCATCCAGTCGATGACCCTTCTTGCCCTTCATAGGACCAGCCTTGATCGTATACACGTCAATAGCTACCTCGACTACAGAACCATTACCAATGAGCTTAGTGAACTCATCACCGTCTCCATCGACTACCTGTGGTACACCACCACCCATAGACCATGCCTTACCATTCTTGTCGACACCCTTCTTAGGCTGGACGTCACGACGGAAGGTCACAGAGAGTTCGTCATCGTCACCTACAGGCTTAGGCTTCAGTGTGAGACCAGATTTATTGAACTTTACCCAACCTTCATCATTCGGTGCGATGGTAATCTTGTACTGTTCCTTACCACCGTATTCGTCATGATTACCCTCATAGACACGAGCCCAGAATGCTTTACCAGTGATTTTCATTAATGAATTTCTCCATAGTTGTTGCCATAGTCTACACCTACATCAAGCTCACGATTAAGCTGTAGGAAATCATTTGCTTCTTTTACTGCATCCTTCAAGAGTTTAGTACACTCTTCACGATACCCCTTCTTGATACAGAGGACAATTTCGTCATGGAACTGTGCAGTCAACTGGCTGCGCCTTTGGCGCACGAATGCAACCCATGTATCGAAACAGTATACCCCTGTCCCTTGGTTAAGGGTAGAGAATTTATCCTTTTCATTCCTGAGAGAATACCAGAAACCCGATACAGGATTGAATAGCCAAGTGGAAGTCTGGGAGGCATAAGGAATACTTTCCCCAGATTTCCCATTAATAGTGACGACCTTAGTTTTACACGCATTGGCTACCGCCTTTACTGACCAGTTTCGTTTCCAGTATGCTTCAAGGATTTTCGCTGCCTTCTTAATAGTAATGCCTGCCGTCTTTGCAATCTTCGCAGCTCCCGCAAGGTAGACCGCTGCATAATTCGTATTCTTTGCAATTGTTCGGACAGTTTTGAGTTCCGGCGTATAAGTCCCTGCCTTGTAATTATCTGCGTCCTTTTTACTCATTAACTCAGCGATGACCGCAATATCCAGATGAGGATCAAAGTCAGGGGTCATCATTTCTTTTACGTACTCGGGGTCGTACTTCCACATATAATGTTGCTTGGTTCTGTCCTCTAGGGAAGACATATCTGAACCACAGAGCTCGTAACCATCAGGAGCCACAAGACACCCACGAATATCGGAACCATATGGTGCATCGATTTTAGGAAGATTGACACACTCAGCATGCTTAAAGCGAAGGGTATTAGTAAGTCCTTGCACACGAGCAGTAACATACCCGTCATCACTTACCGCAGAAAGGAAGCCATGAAGAATACCAATCCGATGACCCAAAACAAAGAGCCTGTCGAGCAGTTCGAGTCTCGGTTCTTTGGGGTACAGAAGAGTAATAGATTCACATATGCCTCCTCCGTCCTGCTTAGCTTTGTTGATCTGTGGAACATCTACACCCTTCTTATTCGTCTTGAATGTTGCAGGTTCCCAGCCTAAGCTGTAGAGCCACTGTTTAATTTGTTCATGAGAGTTTGGATTTGGTTCATCGTATCCGATGACTTCTTCAAGTGAGCCTTCATACTCTTCTGGAAGCCCTCTGGAGTGAAGTAGCTCTCTCCATTTAGCTCCTTGAATAGAGTCGCTTCCATACATCTTTGTTGGACTGCTAGGGTTAGTACGTGTGCGTACGACTG